ATCCTAAAGAGGTGATTCACTTGCTCGCCTTTATGGCTTTTCGTATACCATAGGCCATCCTTACTGTATTCCAACTTAGTCATGCACGCACCTCATCGAAACTTTTAATCCACTGGACCAAGACGTCTGATGCTTCCTTACGAGTCAGGCCAAACTCAGTAGCAACGTATGGTGCTGCTCCATACATGTTGGTGATACCAGAATCACGTAGCCACATCAGATAGTCTTTATGCTCTTGATTTAGT